ATTGCGATGACCAGCAAGCGCGACTTAAAGCGCGTTAACAATCCCGACGACATCATGTCGCTGCCGTACAGCATTGTTGGAACCAGGCAAAGATACAACGTCTTTGCGGGCAACTATTAATGATTCGAGAATGGATGAAACTTATGTCTGGCTTGCAAATAAGCCGCACGAGCTTCTTCCGGCGTGGCAAACAAGCCTATTCGCATGGGCTTGTAATTGACCTTTATTTCCGCAAGCCATTTGCTATTTTCTTTACGTACGCCGGTATAGCCGCTCTTGTTGTCCTTGCGACGACGGTTTTGTGCATTCTCGGCATTGGTCGCTTGGCGAAGGTTGGCAAAACGGTTATCTGCTCGATTGCCGTTAATATGGTCAAGCTGCTCCAAGGGAAACGATCCGGTCATGTAAAACCATGCCAATCGGTGAGCAGTATAAAGCCGGTTGTCAATTCGGATGCAAACGTACCCAGTACGCATATTGCATCCCGCTTTCGTTCCTTTTTTGCATTTTGGTCTAGACTGGTTCCACGTGAAACTGCCAGTCATTGGCTCGTAATGCACAAGGGTTTTAAGGCGTTCTTGAGTAAGCGATTCGGCTTGCATGTCTTTAATGATATTACGCAAGACGGGCGGGCGCAAGCATGAAGTCACCGATTCTCGGTCAATCCTACGTTGCTCGGTCGATCAACGAAGCCGACAATCGGATGGTCAATATGTTTCCCGAAATCACGCCAGATGGCGGCAAGGAAGCCGCTTATCTGATGCGTGCGCCGGGACTGCGGTTGCTTGCGACCGTAGGTAACGGCCCTGTTCGCGGTATGTGGACGTACAACGGCCAAGCGTATGTCGTCTCTGGTACGTCGCTGTACGAACTAAACAACGACTACACGTCCACGCTGATTGGCACGATTGAGGGTTCTGACCCTGTATCCATTGCGGACAACGGCACGCAGATGTTTATTGCGGCGTCTCCCTTGGGATACATCTACAACCAGTTAACCAACGAACTGCAACAAATTAGTGACATCGACTTCCCCGGCTCCAAGATGGTCGGGTTCCTTGATGGCTATTTTGTTTTTAGTGAGCCTAATAGCCAGAAGTTCTGGATTACGAGCCTGTACGAAGGCACCGAGATTGACCCGCTGGACTTTGCCAGCGCGGAAGGCTCGCCCGACGGCATCGTGTCGCTCTTTTGCGACCACCGGGAACTGTGGCTATTTGGCACGCAATCGGTTGAGGTTTGGTACAACGCCGGTACGCCGGACTTCCCGTTTCAGCGCATCCAAGGAGCGTACAACGAAATCGGGTGCGCGGCGGCGTTCTCTGTCGCCAAATTAGACAATACCCTGTTCTGGCTCGGTGCCGACGCTCGAGGTAAGGGCGTTATCTACCGTGCCAACGGATACAACGCACAGCGCGTATCGACGCACGCCGTCGAGTATTCGATTCAAGGGTACGGTGATATTTCTGACGCAGTGGCCTTTACCTATCAACAGGACGGCCATGCGTTTTACGTCATCAACTTTCCCACCCTTAACCGGACGTGGGTGTATGACGTAGCAACGGGAGCCTGGCACGAGCGAGCCGGCTTCTCCGATGGGTCGTTTATCCGCTATCGGCCAAACTGCCAGATGGCGTGGAACGACTCAATCGTGGTTGGCGACTTTGAGAACGGCAAAGTCTATGCACTAGACCTTGACGTGTACTCGGACGCCGGCTTGCCGCAGAAATGGCTTCGTTCGTGGCGCGCCCTGCCGACCGGCCAAAACAACCTTAAGCGTACTGCCCACCATTCGCTACAGTTGGACTGCGAAACGGGCGTCGGCCTTGACGGGTACGATTACCTCGATCAGCAGGAAATCCTATGCCAAAACGGGCCGGCATTGCTCTGCGAGAACGGATCGCCTCTGATCCTTCAGCAGCAGACGCTTGTGTATACAACTGGCGTAAACCCGCAGGTCATGCTCCGCTGGTCGGACGATGGCGGGCATACTTGGTCAAACGAACACTGGCGTTCGATGGGGCGTATCGGGGAGTACGGCTATCGCACCATCTGGCGGCGTCTTGGCATGACGCTAAAGCTGCGCGACCGCGTGTATGAAGTGTCCGGTAGCGACCCCGTAAAACTTGCCATTATGGGCGCAGAGTTGGAGTTGTCCGGCACCAATGCCTAACATTACCAACATCCCTGCCCCTCGAGTTTCGTTCATCGACGAGCGAACCGGGCTTATTTCGCGTGAGTGGTATCGGTTCCTGCTGAACCTGTTTACCCGCATTGAAACGGGCGCTACGGATGTTGATTTGTTCGCCACTGCGCCGCAGGCGTCTGACCAATCCGGCAACTTTGCTGCAACCGCGCAGGAAGCCGAATTAGCGGCCTATCAACCGTTCGTGCCAGCACAGCCCACGCGGGCGGCAGTCGCCCCTAATACGCTTACAGTTGGCGCGTCCCCCTATACCTACATCAACGACACGGGAGCGCCCGTGGATGTGATGATTAGCGGGGGCGGCATATCAAAATTACAATTTACCCGCAATGGGTCTTCGTTTTATAGTACAGGCAGTTTTTACGGGATGTTCACCCTGTCGCCGTGGGATGCGGTCAAGGTGACGTATGTGGCTGCCCCGACGATGGTAGTCGTACCGAGGTAAATAATGACTTCTATTGCAACACCGCCGAAACTGCAATTTTTCGATGCCAACGGGAACCCCCTGGCAGGCGGAAAGTTGTACTCGTATGCAGCCGGCACCACGACCCCGCTTGCCACCTACACCGATTACGGCGGTGGCACGGCTAACTCTAACCCGGTCATTCTTGACTCTCGCGGCGAAGCGAACGTCTGGTTTGGCACCGGCCAATACAAGCTCAAACTGACCGACGCCGATGATGTCGAGGTCTACACCGTCGACAATCTCAACGGCCCCGACGCGGCCACCTTGGCGGTTCTGGCGGCATCCTCCGGCTCGTCACTGATCGGATACATCAACTCCGGTAGCGGCGCCACTGCGCGGACGGTGCAGGCTCGCTTGCGCGACATGATTTCCGTCAAGGACTTTGGTGCGGTGGGCGACGGCACGACAAACGACGTTACCGCGATTCAAGCGGCGATTACGGCTGCGGCGGCGCGACCGTCTAGCGGTAGCATTGCCGGCCTTGGCGGCATCAGCGGCGCAACCGTGTACTTCCCGTCCGGCGTGTACCGCATCAATAGCGGCATCACGATCCCCGACGGCGTGAAGCTGGTCGGCAACGGCGAACGTGCCACGGTCATTAAATATTACGGCTCCGGCTCTGCGGTTTCTAATCCGACGCCGGGAACTCGTATCGGCAAAATCGGCATCATGGAGATGACGATTAAGGACGAAGGCACGGGCACGATTGGACTTGATCTAAACTCGGTGTCGTACTCTGAGTTTACGTCCCTTTGGATCGACGGCTTTGATACCGCCGTCAAGATCAACTCGCCTACCTCCGGCTGGTCGGTTTATAACCGCTTTTCTAATGTTACCTCTAACCTTTGCACGACCGGGTACTGGCTGACCGGAACGTCGTCAAACGCGCATACGTTCTACTCCTGCCGCTACAACACCGACACGCCGAATACCAACGGTATTGGTTGGAAGATTGAAGATAGCAACGGCAACCAAGTTATTGCTTGCCACGGCGACATGGTGTCGAACAACACCTATTTCGCCAAACTGACCGCATCAGTCGCAAACATTAGCGACGGCAACATATTCTGGGGCAACCGTATTGAAGGTGAAACCGGATATACCTGCTACGGATTTGATGTCGGAACTAACGTCGGGTACACGGTCATTGGCGGCAACTACTACACCGGTATGCCGCAAACCAGAAATCTGACCGACAACGGCACCGGCACCAACATGGCCGACCCGTCGTGGACGACGCCTGGTATTACGGGTTACTTCCCGTGGGACGGCGTGGTTAACGGCCAGATTGTCTATAAGCGAGACGGTAGCGGCGGCACTTACAACCCGTTCATGGTGCTAAACGACAATAACTCGTCGTCTGGCACGCCTACGACGTTGCAGATCATCACGCAGCGCCAGACCGGCCAGTCGATCCAAGTGCTTCGAGAGACGACGGCGGCAAGCATCTCTGGCATTACGCAGGCTAACCCTTGCGTCATTACTACGTCAGCGGCGCACGGCATCACGATTGGCTCCAAGGTTGCCCTGTCTGGCATTGGCGGCATGACGCAACTAAATGGCGTCACTGCGTATGTGTCGGCTACGACCTCTACGACCATCACGCTCGGTGCCATTAACTCAACGTCGTATACCGCATACACCTCGGGCGGCACGGTCACGCCGCAGACGGCGCAGTTTGCGGTTGGCGGTGACGGCATGATCGTCCAGCAGAACGTGTCAAAAGCGCTTAGTTCGCCTACCAACAACGCTCTGTATATCGGTCAGCTTTACGTCGATACGAACGCTAACGGCGCCTACATCTCGTACCGTACCGGCTTCGGCGCGGGCGACTGGAAGATCATCACATGAGTGTAACCGCTGCTGTATTGATTCCGGCCAAGACGGCGGAGAACTCGCAGACGACGCAATATACGTCCGCGAGCGTCACCACCATCATCGACAAGTTCACGGCTACGAATTACAGCGCCACGGCGGCTACGCTCTCGGTCAACCTCGTCACGGAGGCTGGTACGGCGGGCAACGACAACTTGATCGTTAAGACCAAGACGCTGCAGCCTGGCGAGTGCTACACGTTCCCCGAGATTGTTGGCTCTGCGCTTGCCGCTGGTGGCTTTATCTCCACCATTGCAAGTGCGGCCTCTGCGATTAACATTCGCGCAAATGGGCGGCAGATTACATGACCGACCACGCACGCGAGTTAGCCACGCATTTCCAGCAACTCGGGCTTCCCGAGGATGCGTCTATGTGGCTGCTCGATATGTGGCACGTCATTCAGACGTTCGACGACATTGCCGACGGCGACCCTGTAACGCGCCGTGACCTTGATTTGACCATTTGGAAAGCGTTGATTGCCATGCCGGCTAACACGTTCTATCGGCGCTTTGCCGCAGAACTGCAACCGGTGGTGGCGACTGCGTTTTTCAAATGGAAAGCATCCGACGATGCGGAGCGCGGTGGACGGGCTGATGCCAAGTCCTTTGTGTGGCGCTCGTCCTATTACGACGTTGTATTGTTAGTGATTCTGCTGTGTCACGGGCCGGTTGCGGCGATTGAGAAAGCAGAGTCTGTAATGGCCCTTTACGGCGAAGATTACGCGAAGTACCGCGAGGAATTTAGCAATGCCTAACCCAACAGTTGTGATGGCTGCATCATCAATAGGAAGTGCAGCCTTAAAATATAAAGCCGCTGGCAAAGCGGGGGAGGCAGAAGCCGCTGGCTATGAGCGCGGTGCTGACTTTAACAAGCAAATGTATGACGAGGCCGTTGCCCGATCA